GGCCGCCCTTTGGACATTCAACCGCTCAAATGGTTAACAGGTCGCGGCGCTGGCACAACAAACCGCATGGTTGCCTATACTCCTGACCAGGACAAGGTACGCTTTCCATTGGTGCCGTTACAACGCACACCGCTGGAATACCGCGATTTGCGCCAATTAACCACATACTTTGGCCGCCTGGGCGTGGTCGAGTTTGTTTACCCAGAAACATTGGGTTATCGTGATAATATCTAAGGGGCAAGGCATGGTTACAATTCAAGTAAAAAAGGCGTTTAATCTCAACATTGACAGCGTGCTTACACACTATCCAGTTGGCAAGCATGAAGTTGACGAGGCGGTGGCCAACCACCCTTACACTAAATTCCATTTAGACGGCGACGAGGAGCCAGCGGCACCGCCAGCTAAAACGGAGGCTGAGCTTGAAGCGGAGGCGGCAGAAATTGCCGCTAAAACCGCGGAGGTTATCCGTGGCTTGGTAACAGTGGACAAGCCGGTGCCAAACGTTGACGCAATCAACGCGGCATTGCGCGAGGCTGGTTTGCCAACAATCAAAGCGGCAGACCGCGACGCAGTTTTAAACGTAACAGAGTAAGGACGTAAAAATGGACACACTCACCTTTCGGCAGATTTTCCCGGAGTTTATAACCACGCCGGACCCGGCAATTGATTTTTGGTTAAACCTGGGCAAAAAGCAGTTAAATGCGGACAGGTGGGTGGACCTACTAAATGAGGGCCTGGCATTGTTCACGGCCCACCATTTAGCAATTGCAGAACGCGACAGACGGACCGCTGAGGCTGGCGGCGTGCCTGGGGCATTGCAAGGCAATGTAACGGCCAAATCCGTGGACAAAGTAAGCGTTAGTTACGACACAACCGCCGGCACTTATGCCGACGCAGGATTTTGGAATTTAACAAACTATGGCGTGCGCTACTGGAACCTATTGCAAATGGTCGGAGCGGGCGGCATACAAATGTAAAAGGGCTGGCCATGAAAGGCATGCGGGTTACGGTTGATATACTGGCCGACGTGGTGCGCAACATTACCAGCCTGGTAAAAAAGGACGTTTTGGTGGGCATACCAAGCGGCACGGCCGAGCGAAACGAGGACGAGCAAGGCCCAATGAATAACGCCACCCTGGGCTATATCCATGAGCATGGAAGCCCGGCGGCAAACATACCGGCCAGGCCATTTTTAGCGGCCGGCATTGAGCAGGCCCAGGAGCGCATTGTTAAGCGCCTGGACAAAGCCGCAAAGGCCGCGATTGAGGGCAAGCGACGCCAAAGCGACGACGAGCTGGAAGCCGCGGGCATGGTTGCGCGGGACGGCGTGAAAGCCAAGATAAACAGCGGCGATTTTGTACCGCTCAGCGAGGCGACATTGCGCGCACGGGCGGCAAAGGGCCGCAAAGGGGCCAAAAAGGAATTGGCCAGCCGCGCGGCAGGAAATGCCCCCGACAATAGCAACGCAAGGCCGCTCATTGATACCGGCCAGTTGAGAAATAGTATTAACTATGTAATCCGCAACAAATAGTTAACTTATAGGTTAACAAACACACACAAAGGCCCCTAGCGGGCCTTTTTTCTTTTGGGGTATGCAATGGCATTACTGGACGTTAGCGAAGTGCTCAGCGACCCGGATTTTATGGACACCGGGCTTGTTTGTTACCGCAATGCGCAGACAGTTGGCACAAACGGCATGGCCGTTAACACTGAGCGCAAATTTACATTTAGCGCGGTCGTTACCAGCGATAGCGGCCATGAGCTCAACCGAACCGCTGAGGGCGACTACCAAAGCGGCGCCATTATGGTACACACCGCGACGCAATTGCAGGACGGTAGCGTGGGCCTGATTGCCGACGAGATAGAGTGGCAAGGCCGGCGTTACACGGTCGAGCGCATTAACAGTTATTCACACTTTGGGCGCGGCTTCGTTGCGGCAACATGCGCGCTCAAACCATTAGCAGGATAGACACCATGCCAAACACAAGCGCAACCGGCGGTTATTTGCCGCCAAGCGTAGCAAGCCCGCCTTTGGAGGGCGACGCCTTAGACGCGGAATTTCAAAAGGCGGTTGTCGGCATTACCGGCCTGCCAGGCGCAATGGTCCGGCCACGCTGGCAACCAGGCAACCCGAAACAACCGGAGCCTGGCGTTGATTGGTGCGCAATTGGCGTTACATTGCAGACGCCGGACGCGACCCCGCACATACAACACGACCCGGCAGGCAATGGCCTGGACAGATTAAAACGCCATGAGGCCATAAACGTGCTTTGCACATTCTACGGACCAAACGGCATGCGATACGCGGCCACGTTGCGCGACGGCTTGCAAATGCCGCAAAACCTGGAAGCGTTGGCCCTGGTAAACATAGGGCTAAATAATGCGGGCGATATAACCGCGGTGCCTGAGCTGATTAACCAACAATGGGTTAAACGTTACGACATACCGCTTACATTTAGCCGGCAAGTTGTGCGCGAGTACGGCGTGCTTAACGTGCTATCAGCAAACCCGATTTTAATATCTGACGAAATCGGAATTATTACAAACTAACCATTGGAGTTATTCAAATGACAACACTCGGCTTACCCGTTAGCGATATTGTTAACGTGCAAGTGGTTTTATCGCCACTCGCCGCGCAAACCCGCAATTTTGGCTCGTTGCTTATCCTGGGCGACAGCGACATTATTGATACGACCGAGCGCTTGCGCTTATATACAAACCTGGACGCGATTGCCCAGGACTTCGGCACACAATCGCCGGAATATAAAGCCGCGGCGCTTTACTATGGACAAACGCCACAACCAAGCGTTTGCTATGTTGGCAAATGGGCACAAAGCGCAACCTCCGGCCTCTTACGTGGTGGCGTATTGAGCACAGCGCAACAAGCGCTTTCAAACTTCACAGCAATCACAGCCGGCGCTATGAAAATCAAGATTGACGGCGGCGCGGACCAAGCGCTTACAGGCTTGAATTTCAGCGGTGCGACTAACTTAAACGGCGTTGCGGCAATCCTGGACGCGGCGATTACAGGCGCAACGGTTGCCTGGGATAGCGCAAATGCCCGTTTTGTTGTTACAAGTTCAAGCACTGGCGCAACCTCAACCGTTGGCTTTGGTACAGCCCCGGCCTCCGGCACTGACATTACCGCCGTGTTTCGCTTGGGCGCAAATGATGCGGGTTACATTGTTGCCGGCGTTGCGGCCGAGGCGCTGGTTGATGCCGTGCAAACCCTGGCCAATATGTCAAGCGCATGGTATGGCCTATATGTTGCCTCCACTCCGGTTGCGACTGACGCGGAAATTTTGGCGGTTGCGGCATTTATCGAGGGCTCAGGCCTGGCTCGCATTTATGGCGTTACCACACAAAACACCAACGTCCTGGACAGCGTTGTTACCAGCGACATTGCAAGCCAGTTAAAAGCGCTTAATTACAAGCGCACATTTGTGCAATACTCAAGCTCAAACGTGCATGCGGCCGCTTCAATCTTTGGCCGTGCGTTTACTGTTAACTTTGACGGTAGCAATACAACGCTCACAATCAAGTTTAAACAGGAGCCAGGCGTTGCCGCTGAAAGCCTGACAAGCTCACAGGCTCAGACTTTGCGCGATAAGCATTGCAACGTTTTTGTCAAATACAACAACGACACCTCCATTATCCAGGAGGGCGTAATGGTTAACGGCTATTTCTTTGACGAGGTACACGGCACGGATTGGCTTCAAAACGACGTCCAAACGGCGATTTTTAACTTGCTTTACACAAGCCCAACTAAGGTGCCACAAACTGACGCCGGCATTAACCTGATAACAACCACAATCGCCCAGCGATTAAACCAGGCGGTTGTCAATGGCCTGGTTGCCCCAGGTAAATGGAACGCCCCAGGCTTTGGCGCGCTCAACCAGGGCGACACGCTGAGCACTGGTTATTATGTTTACGCTCCGCAAGTGGCCTCGCAATCCCAGGCAGACCGCGAAGCCCGCAAAGCTCCGGTTATTCAATGCGCAATCAAACTGGCCGGTGCCGTGCATTTTGTTGATTGCATTATTAACGTTAACCGATAAGGATTAAAAAATGGCTACTTATTCATTTATTGACGTCCAGGCCACGCTTGTTGGGCCTGCCGGCGTTATCAACCTGGGCTATGGCGCGGCAACCAGCGAGGAGGGCATTAGCATTGCAATGGCTGGCGACAAAAACACCATGCTCATTGGTGCCGACGGCGAGGGCATGCATAGCTTGCACGCTGACAAATCCGGTCAAATCACGGTGCGCTTGCTGAAAACTTCGCCGCAAAATGCGAAATTACAGGCTATGTATGACGCGCAAACCATTGCGAGCCAGTTGCATGGCCAAAACGTGATTAGCGTTACAAACTCAAAAAGCGGCGACGTAACCGTGGGCCGCGAGTGCGCGTTTAAGAAAAAGCCCGACTTGAATTATAAAAAGGACGGCGACGTGGTGGAGTGGGTTTTTGACGCTATCAAGATTGACACAATCTTAGGCACATTTTAAGGGGGTTTAAATGGTTGAATTTGAATTGCAGGGCAACAATTACCGGGCTGGCAAGCTGGACGCTTTTAAACAGTTTCACGTTAGCCGGAAAATTGCCCCTATTCTGCCGACCTTAATACCCGTATTTGTGAGTTTGTCGCGTGATAACAAACTAACCGAGGACCTGGGGGCGTTTAGCGAGTTGCTAACGCCCTTTGCGGACGGCATAGCAAATATGAGCGACGAGGCCAGCGAGTACGTGATTGCAACATGCCTAAGCGTTGTTAGCCGTCGCCAGGATAATGACACATGGGCGCTGGTTTGGAATAAAGGCGGTTGCATGTTTGACGACATGGACCTGGGCGTTATTATCCAAATCATTATTAAGGTTATCCAGGACAGCCTCGGCCCTTTTATTCAAGGCCTGCTTATGAGCCAAGCGGGCAACAACAAGAATTTGCAGGCGTAACTTGGCGGTCCTTGCCTGGCGGCGAGGATTGGCTTATGGCTCCCGTGCTTGCAGGGCTTTGCGGTTTTGAAAGCCTCAAGGACGGCACCCTGGACCTTTGCGACGTGGCTTTGATGAATGACGCATTAGCCGTGAAATCTGAAAACGAAGCCCTTGCGAGGGATTATGTAGAAAGAAAAAACAACAATGTCTAACACCGCAATCCTAAAAGAGTTTTTAGTTAAGCTGGGCTTTGAGCAGGACGAGCGCGCGCTTAAAAAATTCACTGACGGGGTAACAGGTGCGACCAAAAACGTTGTAAAACTGGTTGCCGCGATACAAGGCGCCGCGCTGACAATTGGCGCCGGCGTCGCGGCATTTGCCAGCAATTTGGAGCGCATGTATTTTGCCTCGATTAAGGCAGGCTCAAGCGCTAAGAATTTACAGGCCTTTGGCAAGGCCGCGCAAAACTTCGGCGCGCAAAGCGAGGAGGCATTGCAAAGCGTGCAAAGCCTGGCCAGGTTTATGCGCGAAACGCCAGGGAGCGAGGGCTTTTTAAAAAGCCTGGGCGTTAACACCCGCGACGTAAACGGCAAGCTCCGGGACACAACCGACATAATGGTTGACCTAGGCAAGCAGTTGCAAGATAAGCCCTACACATTAAGCAAACAGTATGGCGATATTTTAGGCATTAGCGAGGACACTTTGCGCGCTATGCTTAACGGCGATTTTGCCCGCGAAGTTGAAAAACAGCGAGCAATTTTGAAAGACAGCGGATTTGACAAGGCGGCCGAAAGCTCGCACAAGTTCATGATGCAATTGCGCGAGTTGCAAACATTTTTACAAATTTTTGCGGTCCAGGTCCAGGAGGCGCTTGTTAACAAGCTCGGCATAAGCATGGAGCAAATGGGCTCATGGGTACGCGACAACATGCCAATGATTGCCAGCCGCACCGCTGACGTTTTAATGATGCTGTTAACCCTGGCCGAAAAGCTGGGCCCGGCCATTGTTTGGCTCGTTG